TACCTGCTCACCCGTTTGAAGTACCGTACGGCATTATAGACAAGCACAACGACTTCATCGAGCGCTCTAACGCGTTTAATAAAGTACTTGAAAAGGCTAAAGGGGACGCGTTTGAAAAGCTTTCAAAAGAAATCGGCGAAATCTGCGAGGGTTACGTGTTTGATCGTCCTAGTTCCGTGGGCTGCGACTTCACGATTGTGGAGCAACCGCGTCGTTGTGGTAAGTCGCAAGCTGTTGAGTTCTTGCGTGATGAAGCTGATAAGGATTTCTTGCGCCGTACTTATGGGTTAATGGGTGTAGACCTTAAAATCACAGTTTAAGAGGTGATGTTAACGTTTCACCAACTCCAACTGAACCAACATGGCATTCAAGCAAGTAGAAATACCTGAAATCGATTACGACGTAGTCGCACCAAAAACCGTGTTGGGTCACTCTGATTCGACACACACCTTTGAGCATCAAGACGGGGGAACATATTTTATCGGCCGTGGTAATCGTACCAAGCCAGATATTATGTTTGTATCAACGTGTCCACTAGAAGAAGAGTTGGATGATAAGTTTTCACCTGCAATGTTATTAAAGGGTTCCCCAGGTGCACTCCTGGGGCGCTCTTCAATGCGGGCTGGTATAGACATGAAAGACCACTACTACACAACCCTGTGTAAGTATTGCCTTCCGCGTGCTCGAAAGCTAAAGCCCGATGCTCAGGACTTAAAACGGTGCGCTCCTCTGTTTGAGAAAGAACTCAAGCAGCGCAAACCAAAGGTTGTTGTGTGCCTTGGTAAAGCAGTCTTTGACTACTTCTATGACTTGAAGTTCAAAGAGAAGGAGATTATGGGTGGCTGGTTTGAAGCGCCCGAACACAGAATTAAAGTACCAACTGGAGAGTGGGTAACAAAGACCGTTAATGGAGAAGAGGTTGAGGAACAGGAGATGCAAGAATTCGAGTGTTACCGAGACTTCAAACTGTTTGTTATGCAACCTCCTCGTATTGCTGTGGTAAAGCCGGAAGTACTTGAGGGTCAACTATTCGACCTTCTTGAAGTAAGGCGACACTTGGACTTCTCTGACAGTGGTGGAGAGGACAAGATAATCAAGCAGAACTATAAGCTATTGGACACTGTTGAAAGGGTGGCCGCTTGGGCTGCTGAAATGATGGCTGGTAAATACAAGGTGTTCTCTGTTGACTGCGAGTGGGCTGGTGAGGATTACCTTTCTGGTGATCTTCGAAGTGTACAAGCATGTTGGCAACCTGGGCAAGCCATGTGCTTGCAGTTCTTTGATGAGACAGGCAAGAGAACGTTTACTGATGAGGGTTACAAGCAAGTACTAAAGCACTTCCAAACCGTGATGAACCAGCCAGAGGTACGGTTCATTGGTCACAACTTTGTGGCGGACTATGTTTGGCTAAAGCACTGGTTGGGTGTAGACCCATACAAACGATGTATCTTTGATACGATGTATGGTATGCACTGTGTAGACGAGTCCTACGACTTGAAGCTTGAGCGACTATCTATTCGATTCACAACAATGGGTCGATATGATATCCCACTTGCGATCTGGAAAAAGAAGAACAAAGCAAAGATGTCTGATGGTGGTTACGGGGCTATACCCACAAAGATACTATTCCCATACAGTTGTGCTGACGTTGATGTTCCGTTCCGAGCTTGGCCCAAGCTGACCAAGCTCCTAATGAATGATGGAACATACAACTACTTCTATGGTATACGTCTTCCGTATGTAACTGACGGTTATGCGCATATGAGCGAAGCCGGTATACCACTTGACCGTGAAGACACACGCAAGGTTCGTAAGAACTTTACCATGGTGTCTGAGTTGATGCGTGAAACATTTAAGGCTCGCGTACGAGAAAAGGCGGACTTCGCTGTTCAAATGCTGATTCATCAGCACGCAACTGACCCTGTAAAGGTTTGCAATCAACTAACACTAGGCGACATAGGTGTAAAAGACCTGAAGAATCATCTCGGTGCAAAGGTGTTTGCAGAAAAGTTTGAAACACTGAAACACTGGGAGGATGCACGGAACTTTAACCCAAACTCATCCGCACACAAGATGCGTTGGCTGTTTGAGTTTAAGGGTATGACTCCAATTAAGAGCACAGGAACAGACGGCCCATCCGTGGACTGGGAAAAGGTAGAAGCCCTACCAGAGGCACAACGTCGGAACTATACCCCTTCGACAGATAAAGATGTGCTTGCGATCCTTGGTGAAAATGATGAAGATGTAAAGCTGTTGCTTGAGTATCTTGCTGTATATCAAGTAGTTAAGACTTTTCTGAAAACGGACGGTCAAGGCCTTGAGAAGCATATACGCTCAGATGGTAAGGTTCACACCAACTTCCTAATGACGGAAACTGGCCGACCTAGATCGGTAAACAAAACAATACTTTACAAAAGTATTTGGTCGGTTAGTTTCTGTTGTATGCCTTGCCAACGTTTAAAGAAATAAAGAACTTCTTAAAAGAAGAATTAGGTAAATTGCCGATTTAAAATCACTCTAATTGCTGGAAACTCTCTTTGAGACAACTAGCAGCGAAGCCTCAAAAGAGGAACGTTCAACGATCAGTCGAAAGACGTAGGGCCACAAAAGGAAATTGGTGGTTCGAAACGGGTGGCGGCGAAAGCCGAAGATATGATCTGAACTGCATGGCAACATGCAGAGTAGTACAAACCTTGGTATTACGTAACATAAAATGAAAACCTAATATTCTTAATCTACCGGCTTATCTGTCTAAACGGGTGACCGGTGGTTTTGAACGTGCAAAAGATTTCCTTAAAAAGGTTTATGGCACGGACGCTATTGATGAGGCTTACGAACGTTTCCTAGATACAAAGACAGAGGAAGAGCGTGAAGAGCTACCAGATAAGATTGAAGACCCTGTACCCATTCGATGGTGCTTTAAAGCATTCGAAGACTGGTGCTTTGTTGATATGGACTATGCGACGGCCGAGGTGTTCTCTATTGCGTACCTCTCAAACGACAAGAACCTAATAGCGCGACTAACTGAACCAGACCCACAGTTTGTTATTGTAGCAGACCCAGAGACTGGTAAGGAATCTGAAGTACGCGTTGGTTATGTAGAAGGGGTGACACCTTACGCGAAGAGCGAGTGGGACCCAGAGCTTGTCACACCAATAGAGGAGATTGAGGACGTCATTGTTCGTAATGATGATGGAAGTCCAAAGCGGCCGAAGCGTGACGTTCACTGGGAGATGTGTGAACACGAGTTGTTCATGAATAAGCCTCGTGAGAAGATGTCCAAGGCCAAGGAACGTGCAGCTGGGAAGGTGGGCAATTTCCAAATACCGTATCAATCGTCCCCAGGACTATTGAATATGTTAATCGAGATTGCGACCGGTGAAAAGCCTGCAAAGGAGACCGGTCAGAACTTGATTGATGTGTATAGCCAATCCAATCCGGAGGCTTGGGACTTTCTAACCCGTGTAATGGACGACGTTGTAGAGCAAGGATGCTACATATCCCCTACAGGCGCTAAGAGGCACTTTCACGTACATAGGGGTAGTGAGGTAAGTAGTTGGCGTAAGAAATCAATCCTTAGTGGGTTAAAACGTCAAGCAAGCAACTTCCCAATGCAGTCTCTTGTGGCCGATTACTTGGCCAAGGCTGTCGTAATGTTAGTAGACGAGTTCCGACAACGAGGGATGAGGGCTACAGTGGTGGCGCCTCTGTATGATGCGTTGTATATACACGCCCCAATTGAAGAACGTGATGAAGCAAAGCGCCTTATGGAAGAGTGCTTGCGAGAACGAAACTATGTAGACCTACCTGGTGGTAGGCTCAAGTTCAACCTAGACTGTAGTATCACCAAGCGGTGGTCCGTTAGTCCAACCGACGAAGAGAAAGAAAAACTTGGCATCTAAATTGAAAAAAAACCAAATCCAAAAAGAGGATGAGGACGAGTTTGAGGACTTTGACTTCGATGACATTCCTGATGCAGAATTATCCGAAAAGCCTCAGATTGTGTTGTCGGAAGAGCAAGAAGCTATCATGGAACGTATTCTCGCTGGTGGGAACGTATGTGTAACTGGCTCCGGCGGTGTTGGAAAGTCCTGCCTCTTACGAGAGGTAGAGTCAAGAATCGAGCACGCGTTTGTCACAGCAAGTACAGGTATAGCTGCCATCAATGTCGGCGGTTGTACGCTACACGCATTCTTCGGCCTGGGCGGATTCTCGGAATACAACGAAGACAAGCTGTTGGCTACATGTATTAGGGACCCAAAAACAAAGCGTAGGGTCGAGCAATGCACAGCACTAATCATTGATGAAGTTTCGATGATTAGTGCAAAGTTTCTCGACCTGGTAGATTTCCTACTACGCAGTGTTAAACAAGTAGACCAGCCGTTCGGCGGTGCGCAGATAATTCTCTTTGGAGACTTTATGCAGCTACCACCTGTAGAGCCTGGTAAGAAAACAAACTACGCGTTTGATAGCGATGCATGGAGGGATGCCCGAATTCGGACTTTTGAGTTAACAAAGATCTTTCGACAAGATGACGAAGAGCTTATTGTTAACTTGAATGACTTGAGGCTGGGAAAGATTACTGACAGTACAATCAAATACTTCAAACAGTTTGTACGGTTGCCTGAGGACGAGGATGATGTAATCAAACTAATGACCCACCGGTATCAAGCGGACAATCTCAACGAGAGAATGCTTGGCAAAATTGACGAAAAAGAGGAGACCTTCTTTTCGATTGATAGTGGACCAAAGGCTCAACTCATGGAAAAGAACTGCATTGCACCATCCATACTGAAACTACGTAAAGGTTGTCGTGTTATGTCCATCAGAAACCAGGAGGGTATGATTAATGGTTACCTCGGTGACTACGAACGCATCGGTCAGGGAAGTATGGTTGTCAATTTCGATAGTATTGGAATCAAAGACGACATCAAACGAGCTATATGGGAGATGACGCGTGGGGATAAGATTATTGCGCAACGAAAGCAGTACCCGCTAATTCTTGCTTGGGCTATAACTATCCACAAGAGTCAAGGCATGACTCTAGAAAAGTATCTATCTGACATTAGTCAGTGCTTTTCTGATGGTCAGGCCTACGTAGCATTAAGCCGCGCCAAGGGCCCGGAAAGTATTCACCTGTACAACTTCAGTGAGGACTCAATACATATAAGCTTGCGTGCATCGCAATTTCATCAGCTTGTAAGGAGCAAGGGTGCCAAAGGATTACTCCTAAGACCGAGATAAATGATTGCATACAAACTATTCCGTAAAAGAAAAGACGGATCACTAGGAAGCCTCTTTGTAAATGCTTCCGCTAAACTTGAACATGGAGAGTGGTACTCTGCGAAGAACCACAAACCAAAACGTCTTGCGGAAAGACCTGGGTGGCACTGTTTAAAGCTACCAAAAGCATCACACTTAACCGAACGAGGAAGAGTATGGTGTAAAGTCGAAATAAAAGACTACACAGGATTAAAAAGACCAGAATGTCAAGGTGGTATGTGGTTGCTAGCCAGTCACTTACGAATTATTTCTGAGTTGTAAATACATGCAACTAAAACACTTGACAAACCAAACAATAATCGCACGCTCAAAGCCTTATCAAGCTAAGAGATGCGTCTCAAAATTTGATCAAAATAACTATAATATAATACAACAAATATGTTAAAAGGTGGCACTGCAGGAATGCAGCAAAGTGAAAACGAAAGCGGAGCCCAGTTCGGCTCATTCACACGACCAGGCGTAAAAACAGTTTACGCTTCTCCAAAGAAATCCCAAGATGTTCGAGTACTTCCTGCGTTTGACGACAGCATGAGTCTCGAAGATGCAGAGTTCGATAAAGGATTTCTGAGTTATCGTTCACGTGGTGATGAGGTAGACGAGGACACACAGACTGAAGCATTCAATGCTTGGTTCTGGTGCGTTGAAGGTTATACCTACTTCGGCCTCGGTAAGAAGCAATTCTTATCACCACTTACAGGAGTGGCCTATTTCCCTCCTGGACATGACCCTGTTCGTGACGCGTATGTTTACATTGACAAGCACGTCAATGATCCGCGTATTAAAACACTTGCCCATGGTAAGACTATTCAAGACACTTTATCTGGCCGCGAGAAAAAGCTGGCTGGTTACTTGAGCAAGACGCCACGTCGCTTCTGTCTCATGAATGTGCTTGCTGACCCTGACAATACGGGCAAGTGGGAAAACGCTGTGCTTGTGTGCAGTCAGACAACCCTGCGTGACTTGAAGGATCAACTTAGTGTACAAACTAAACGTTCCGACGATGTTGTCGTTACTAAGGAGTGGGAAGACTACTACCTTGGCGACATCACCGACCCACGCGCTGGTGCCATCGCACGGGTTCAAGAGAAGTATATCGCGATTGGAAACAACAGTGTTCGTACTTGTGGTTTCTTCCTCGACCAAGCACCAAACAACCCAGATACACACAACATCCAACAGCGCCCTGTCACTGACGAGGAGCTTGCCGGTCGTTACCGTATCTTTGATACAAACACTGTCACAAACCTTCCACCAAAGGAAGAGCAGTATCAAACCCTTCTTGACTATCTTGTTGAGGACGGTGTCGTACCGCTTGACATCCTGGAAGCCGCTTGTGGTAAGTTTGGTAAGGTAGACGCCTCTCTCCGCATGTCTAACAACAGCTGGTTTGATGGTGATGAGCCTATCATTGGTGCAAACGAGGTCAACAGACCTACTATGGTTGCAGCACCTCCTCAAACAAAGGCTTCTAATACAGCCATGAGCGGAACTGCACCCGCAGTGGCCTCGCTTCAAAAGACGTCCGATAAGAGTGATACTCTTGAGGATGCAGAAGATCCAGTAAATGAGGAAGTGGCCATAAGCCCTACTCCTCCTGAGAAGAAGGAAGTTAAATCTGCCGAAACAACCAAACCATCTGGTGCTGAAGAAAAGGAACGTGCGCGTTTCCTTGAGCTTCAGAACAAGATGAAGGAGTCGGCACTATCACCTGACGAATTGACAGAACTTGCAGGTCTGTCCAAGTACGCAGGATAAAATGTAATACCCGTGTTGTGCAGGGGTGTGGTATTCACATGCCCCTGCACTCACAATTTTTATGCCAAAGAAAAAGACTACAAAAACGATAGAGAAACCAGCTGGGTTTAATCTTTTCGATAGTAACATTGTTTCTCACACCCAAGAGGCGTTGAGTACACTAAGAGCTAAGAAAAAGAAAGGACCACTGACTCTTAAGAGTATGTCAGACATTTCGTCATACATACTTGAGTTGGACAACTTTGCTCTTCAGGCAACACTCGGTTTACGAGGCCTTCGCGGCCGCACAATATTCGAGATGATTGCGCAGGAAGGTATTGGTAAAACAACTCTGGTATTCACACTGCTTGGCGCTCTAATGCGCTCATCAAATGCTCCGTGCTTATTCGTAAACACGGAGGGGGAGAATAAGCTTCCAAACGCAAAACGTATTCAACGTTGTTTGGATGATGATCCCAAGATGGCAGAGCGTATGTACAATGTACTTGAGCTTGATACAGGCCGTGAGCTTCGCGAGACAGCGGACTTCATCGAGGACTGGATCAAGACTACTCGCGAGTTCCTAAACGACAATGGAGGGCAAGAAGTGCCCATCGTGATAGCAATTGATACCCTGAGTAAGCTTATGAGTCCTGGCGAAGCTGTCGGGCTGCTTGACTCTGATACAAAGAAGTCGGCAAAGGCTAAAGGTCTTGGTGAATCGAGTAATCTTGAGTTTAGTAAGCTGATGCACGCTTGGTGTCGTAGGCTTCCGTTCATTCTTGACGAGTATAATGTATTGCTCATTTCCGTGAGTCATCAGAATCAGAAGATTGATATGGGTGGCTTTGGTGCAACAATGAGTGCCGATGTTAGTGCGGGTTACAATAAGACCAAGCGCGGCGGTAAAGCACTTGACCAGAACGCAGCAATGCAGATCACCCTTAAGCGTACAGGCTTCTACAAGAACTCTGCGCAAGAGGTACAAGGGCACAAGATTCAGATGCGTGTTGTAAAAAGTTCTGTTGGAGCTGACAACAACATCTTGGACTATATACTGAAGACAAAACACACCGAAGACATGCCACCTGACTATCAGGAACCTGCTCTGGATTTCTCTGAAGGTCTGGCAAACATGTTCGCAGAACAAAGGCTTCTCAGTACAAAGGTAGCTCGTAAACGCTACACCAGTGAACCACTAGGTGTTGAAGGTGTTACAGCGAGTGAGTTTGTAAGGGCTTTCAATGAGCGTCCTGACCTAAAGAATGCAGTAGGTGTTGCACTCGGTATCGATGGTTACCTCTCTGATGAATGGATTGAAGATGCCTCGCTAGAAGGTGAGGAAAAGACGGATGATTAAGCACCTTGTTACGAAGTTAAAATGGGACAAAAAGTAACTGAGCAAACGCTGGGCAAGTACATTCAACAACTAACCAGGATTAAAATGGTGTACGGCGAGTCTGTCGTCGCATACCTGGAGAGAGTCAATGAAACCATGGAGTCGGCCAGATTTCCGTTTGACTCGTTTTATATACTTGACCAGCGGTGCAGCTTTATTGAAGCTGTATTATTAAACCGACACAAATCACACGTTCATTTATTCCTAGATCAGATGGATCAGTGTACGTTGATTGGGTTAGAGCAGAGTACGTCTTTCTCTGGTAAGAACAGTGTCTTCTGTGCGTTTCGCGCAGATGATACTAACCACTACTGCGATATTGTATCAACAATGCAACGTCGCAGAGTGCCAAAGTCTGGAATACCCATGTGTTCCAGCTTTCAAGAAGATGGAAGTGTTATTGGTGTAGCGCCTTTAACCGCTTTCATTCTTCCCGAAGACTAATATAGTTTGAAAATAAACAGCAAAATACCAAAAGAAAACGAAGAACGTGAAATCTAAAAAGAAGCCAAAAAACAACGATTCTCTGCACGGACTATTGACCGTGCTGTATCGCGACGAAGAAGTGCCTCTTTTAGATATCAACCCGAGTGATATGTCAAACATTGCGAAAGAGTTTACGTTTGAAGACTACTACTGCCCGTTCAACACAACATTCCCGCTAACGGAATTTGATAAGACGGAGCATATTTTCAAACACCTGGACAAACAGGTGGGAGGAGATGTAGGAGACGAAACCGTGCTCGTAGCACCACCAAGACAAATAAAAGCTCAAGATATTTTGCTTGCTACATATAAGAACCCGTCAAGAAGAACCATCTTCTTTCTTATTCCACAACTCAATAAAGAGGACTGGAAAAAGGCGGCGATTTCATGCAGAGATAACAAGAGTTTAACTCTGTTCCCACGACCTGTGGGAGATCGCTTTTATGCGATAACACTTCACGGAGAGATTCGTGGACAAGATTTAATCCCAGACCTAATTGAGACCTATCGACCAGACAACTATTAAACGTATCGGAAAGATACCTGGAGTACTAGCGGACCTAGGCTTCAGTAAATTAAGGGATCACCAGGCTACCCCGATTCAACGCTCGATTCAAGAGCAAGACCAGTTCGTAGTACTACCCACTGGAGGAGGGAAGTCATTAGTTTACATAGTGCCAACACTGTGCTGTGAGTTTCATACCCTTATATTCTCCCCACTCGTCGCTTTGATTAAAGACCAATTGGAGAGTCTACTTAAAAAGGGATGCCGTGCAGCAGCTATAAGTACACTCTATGAAGATGGTGAGAATGCTCGTGCTCTAAGAGATTGGAGTATGGGTGAGCTAGACTTTCTGCTTGTTGCTCCTGAGCGATTAGAGAATGAGGCGTTTCTTCGTGCAATGAGAACGCAAGCACCTGACTGTGTTGTGGTTGATGAAATCCACGTAGCTAGTGAGCACGCCTTCAACTTCCGACCATCATATAGAAAGATTGCACCATTCATCTGTGAGCTAAACCCAAAAGTTTTCCTGGGTCTTACAGCAACAATGCCTGAAAATGTTGAGGGGGATTTGCGTCTTATCTTTAATGCACAGGACACAATCAAAACAGTTTCCTATTACTCAAGAACCAATTTAAAGATGGAGAGCCGACCTTGGAGATCCGATTATGATCTCTTGGCCGAGCTAAATAAAACTGAAGGAAGTACCATTGTGTACTTCTCTACAGTTAACCACCTAGAATATGTATACAGAAGTATTGGTAAACAGATAAAAGGAAATGCTTGTATTTTCCATGGGCGCCTATCCAAAGGTATAAAAGACACAAACCAAAACATGTTTATGGATGGCTCTGTTAAAGTAGTATTTGCTACCAATAGCTTTGGTATGGGTGTTGATAAAGAGAATATAAGGTCTGTTATATACGCGGACATTCCTGGCTCTATTGAAGAGCTGTCGCAAGGTTTTGGACGTGGTGGTCGCGATGGTAAAGATTGTAAGTGTATATTTTTCTGGAACGAAGCCACTCTTGATACCCAAAAGTTTTTCATCGAGATCGGCTTTCCTTCGAGAGTGAATGTATCAGCATTTTACAATGCTGTTAAGTCGCGTCTAAATTCTGATGGTCTTTGCGACCTAAGGCTTGGCGATCTGTGTTATGTGGCAAACATTAATCCGATGTACAGCCAGGCAGTTAGTGCCATACTTATGGGTGAGGGTGTCTTGGAGCGTGTAAAGTTGGAGAAACCTCTACGTGTTAAACCTGTAAAAGAGGCCAAGACAGGTGCCACGCAAAAAACAATGCGTAGCCTTGTTGACCTAGGAGTAAGAAATGAGTCAGATGGTTTCTATGAAATCGACAAAGACTTTCTTGCAGACCAGTTGGGAGTCAACGTGGGCACACTGAGTAGAAACCTAAAGAACTTAGAAAAACAGCAGTGCATATTATTGGAGGATCCTGGTAATACAGCGTCATTAAAACCTGTAAAAGAGCTACACGCGGTTGACTTTAAAAAGCTTGACCAAAGGCGTGCAGACGCGTTTACAAGATTAAAACAGGTGGCAGAATTCTACAGGCTAGACGACTCAGGCAAACACCCATACTTAACCGAATACTTTAAAAATGACGGAAAATAATGAAACAATACCACTACCTCCAGCAGTTGAGAAACTCATTCTCAAGTTCTTGGAGGTCGCAAAAAACCTTCCACTAAGTGATCGGGGAAAAGATCTCGCAGAGAAATCAGTTGATGCCGAGGCCAGTGTACGCTGCCCGCAGTGTGACGAGGAATACTCAGCTACTGAGATTGAAATCCTACAAGATCAAATTGGCACGGTTAAAAACCTGCTACACCCAAAGCTTCGAAAGACAGTCAAAGGTATGTGTCCTATTGTCTGTATCCAATGTCGTGAGGTTGTAAGTTGGTTAGCACCTGGTAAAGACGATGATGGGTTTGTCCGTGAAAAGGGTAAACTCTATCACATCAAGTTCTGCCCTCAGTGTGAACCTGAACAGTTCGACGGCAAGGAAGTTGTTACCGAGTTGGTTGAAAAGCAACTATGGCGACAGTATAAATAAAGATTGACACTATGATAAATCTTATATTTTTCCTATTGGGATTGTGTGTTGGCCGTTTAATCGTTCGATATGCCAAACCAGTAGATAAAGCAATTGACGATACCGTATATTTTATATGGTGCCAGTTATGTAAGGCCGGAAGGTCCACAAAAGAATTTTTAAAAAGTAAAATAAACAAACATGGCAAAAAAACAAAAAGTTAAAAAAATCGAAAGTATCACCTTTGGTAAGGATGGTACACAGGACGAGGGCAAAATATTTGTCAACGTTATCAACGAGCTTAGTAAGACCCAGCGTATTCAGGTAAACCGAAGCGTAGCTAGTCGTATTGAGTCTCAGAAATTAATACGGGATTACTCCAACTACCACATCTTGTTCTTTGACGAGAGTGATATTGTTCATGATTTGGACAAAGAGCCAAAGAACACGAACCTACCAATCGAAGAAGATCGGTCTGACCAGCAGCAAACAGCTCAGCAATTTGTTATCCTACAAAGAAATAAATCTGATGATATTACAATCAAGTCCAACCGTGGTCTAGCTGCTGATACAGCTGCTGCAATTCGCGACGCGATTCAGGACCGTATCAAAGATGAAAAAGAGCTTAAGGCCTTTGATATCATTAAAGAAGCATATTTTGTGTTCGACATCCGAGAGGATGGCCGCCACATTTATGTGGAAATGAACTAGGTCTTGCCAAAGTAAGACCTTTCTGCTAACCATACACAATGCCCGAAACACCTAAAGAAGTTTTACCCACTGATGTAGAACTGCATGAGTTCACTGACATGGGACACTGGCGCAAAGATATCTTTGATAAGACACTGCAAAGTGTGGAGAAATCTTTTCCACGCGAGTATGGAACTGTCCGAATGGAGCTAAGCGATCTAAAGTATAGCGACAAGTTCTTTGGTCCCAAGGATGAGAAAGCAGCACGAATGGGTAAGGGTAAATTAAGTACCCCACTTAAAGGTACTGTAATCTTGAAAGACAGAGAGACGGGTGAAGAGTTAGACAGGTCTGAAAACAAAACCATCATGAGTGTACCCTATCTTACGGATCGTGGTACATTTGTGCACAACGGCTCAAACTATACCAGTATGCGCCAGGCTAGGCTACTACCTGGCGCATACTCTCGCCGCAAGAACAACGGTCAGTTAGAGGTTCACTACAACGTTAAACCCGGAAGCGGTAGAGCATTCCGTGTAAACTTTGAGCCTGAAACATCACTGTTCCGCATGGAGATTGGCGGTAGTAGTTTGAAGCTTTACTCAGTACTCAAAGCTATGGGTGTCCCAGACTCAACGATTCGCGAGAACTGGGGAGACGAGGTTTACAGAATTAATGCCGAGAAGTATGATCGTCGTGACATCAACAAACTTTTCACAAAGCTTCACCCATACGATAAAGAGGAGTATGACGAACAACAGCGTATGGAAAAGATACGGGAAGCCATCGAGAACAACATTGTTCTTGGTAGTACAATGAGATCAACACTAGGAGGCAACGCTTAATGAATAAGATAGCGCAAAAGATAAGAGCAAAAATCGATGCAAAAAAGAAGTCAGCCAAGCAATTTAAAAAACTAGCTGCTGCATCCATTGAACACGATGATGAGCAATTCCTTAGTGTGGATAACATTCTTCAAGGCAGTAACAAGCTCCTTGCAATCAACAGGGGAGAGGCAGAACCGGACGACCGGGATGCCCTTCAGTTTAAAAAGATTTATTCAACTGGTGATTTAATTGCTGAGCGAATCAAGATTGATGCAGGAAAGACTGCCCGCAATCTTATGCGAAAACTGTCCAAGAAGAAGTCTTTAAAGTATCTTCCTGGAAATTTCCTTTCAGACTATACCGAAGGTCAGCTGGTGGGTAACCCACTCAGTACTCCAGGCGAAGAAACAAACCCAATCCTGTTAAACGAACAGCAGTTTAGAATCACACAGATGGGCCCAGGTGGTATTGGTACAAGTAGTGCTATTACCGAAGAAATGCAAAATGTGAACCCAAGTGAGTTCGGGTTCTTGGACGTAATTGCTGGGCCTGAATGTTTTAAACCGGACTCGTACGTATACACAGATAGTGGGTGGAAAAAATGGCTGGATGTAACAGAACAAGATAAACTGTTAACCACGGATAATTCTCAGGACCCAAGTTGTTTAACTTTTGAACAACCTTCTAGGCTAATAGTTGAACACTATAGCGGTACTCTATATGGTTTTACAACTAAGTTTATTGACCAAATGGTAACACCAAACCATAGAGTGTTTTATAGTAGAAATAGCTGGAAAACAGGTTACAAATTTGAACAAGCGATGGACCTATACGGAGTTTCGCAGTTCAACCTGTTAACAGGAATAGGTGTGTGTTTAGAAAGTAAAAACCCTGTAGAAAAATTCCAAATACCATTAGTGGAGAGATCAAAAGATCACCAAGGATTAAAATGTGGCGGTGTTAAAAACCATAAACCGATTGATATGGTAGACTTTGCGGAGTTTTTGGGTTACTACTTATCAGAGGGTAGTACTCATATAAATACCAAGAAAAAGCACTACATGGTAAAGATAAGCCAATCTAAAAGTGTAAACCCAGATGTCTGTGCGCACATAGAAAGTGTTTTAAATGCGTGTGGGTTTGTGTGGAGCTACCACGAAAAGTCAGGCGAATTTGCTATCGGTGGTAAAGCTTTAACGTTATACTGCAAGCAATTTGGACTATGTTGCGATAAGTCTATACCTGAAGAACTATTTAAAACTTCTGTGAGGGCGCGTGCAGCTTTACTCAATACGCTAATGCTTGGTGATGGGCGTATTAATGCAAGTCACTATGCTTACACTGCAACATCAAGGCAGCTGGCGGATGATGTGGAACGGCTTTGTATTGGGCTTGGGCTTGCCGTAAATAGATCCATTGAAAAAGATAATAGAGAACCTCACTACAAAGACGTCTATATCGTTTCCATACATAAGCACAATAAACGTGTGGTTTTACCACATCACCACAAGAAAGAAAACTATAATGGACTAGTATACTGTGCTACAGTTAAATCCGGACTCTTATTTGTTAGAGGTAAATCGGGCATAGGATACTGGTCAGGAAACTCTGAGAAAGCTGGTATTGATGTACGAGCGACGCATAACAGCAGACTCGGTTCAGATGGACGCATCTACCAGAAATTTTACAACCCTCGTTTGAAACAGTACGAGTGGCTTAGCGCTAAGGACTTACAAGGCAAGTCGTTAGCCTTCAACGATTAGTCGTTAATAAACGACTGGCGAAAGCCAAACATAATTATGACCCAAAATACACAAGATGACCAGGAAACAGTAAATATTGTTTACACGAAAGACCATGTCTACTCTGCTGAAGAAAAGACATATGTGTTTCTGTTCCAAGACGATCCACGAATTGGACAGAACCTAGAAATACCTGAAGAGTTTGTTCAAATGATCATTACTCTGTACTCAGCAAGAGGTAACTATGGGTGGTCGGTAAACAAGATTGCCAACCACCTTGAGTGCACTCAAGAAATTATTAAGAGGATTTTAAAATCTCTCCAAGTAACACATGCTGACGTTCTCGGCGCAAGAGACGTTGATCGTATCCTTGCAGAGTGTGAAGGCGATGGAGACGAGGAAGACAAAATCAATAGTGCAATCAAACAAGCTGTTGAATTACACAGCAAGCGCGCACAGATAAAGGCAAAGATTTCTAAAGGGGTGGCACACTCGGAGAAGCAGGACGCAGAGAAATGGCGTCTGCTGCAAGCTGATGCTGTTAACCCATTCCTGGATGCCTTTGAGGCTCTTGAACCTATAGAGCACCGACCTATCAAGCGTAAGCTTTTAAACAACGACCCAGCCCTACCAGACGCTGTAGCAATGATTTCAGACGTCCACCTTGGTGACGCTCTTAAAGCAGGTGAGACATTCACTGGTCAAGAGTTCGACATTGATCTGGTTTGCGATAGATTACTCAAGTATGCTGAGTTTATCGTGGACAAGGCGGCAAGCGGCGCATTCAACACAAACACCTGTCACCTATTCTTCCTTGGAGATCTTATTGACTCTCTTTCTGGACTTACAGACAAAGGTACACAGCTTGGTTCTGGTACGCGTGGAAGTGATCTGTTCAAGATCTCCTTACAGGTATTCAGCGAATTCCTCACACGTATCACTGATGCGTTTGACGAGGTGCACATCTACGCTGTAGGAGGTAACCACGACTCGGTAGCAGACCTCAGTGTTATAACTGCTGCTACGCTTCCACTTATCGGCTCCGGACGCCTTCTTGAAGAGAACGTACACGTAGACAAATCACAGCTTGCGTCTACAGACGTACGCGGAACCTACCTACTCTATGAGCATGGTTATTCCCCGAAGTACAGGTTTGCACGAGTACCAACACAGAAGAAACCGCGTGAAGCTTACATACTATCATACATTGCTGCAGACCCTACCGCTAGGACTGGTCCAGATGAGAACCGTGTGTTCATGTGTGGTGACCTTCACTCACAAGAATTCTACGAGACTAATGGTTTTACCTACGTCCGTAATGGTGCGCTCGTTAACCCAAATGAATATGCCCTCGCAAACGGCTATCGATCAAAACCAACACAAACGGTTCTAGGTATCGATGAGAGTGGTATAGCTTGTCAGTTCTCATTCAGAGCTTAAAAATAAAATCTATGAATAAAATACCTACACCTATTCCAGAAAATGAGCAGGAAGTGTTTTTGCTTATAGCTGATGAAACAGGAATCATCGACCTACGTCTTGTAGGAGATGGTTTCTGTGGAAAGTTTATCAAACGAGTCAGCGTTAGAGAAGATAGTCCTATTGAGTTAAAGCCCTTGCACAGACTTTCCCAGAATCCTGGGTACCGTGCTTACAGCCTAATAGGTTGTAACGGGCCTAATATAGATTACCTAAGACTTGCAATGAACCTGTTAACCGCTGAGGAGTATACGGAGATAAAATCTATTTTGGATAAACTCACACCGGAGACAGCGATTGTACAATTCTATGGGTGCTTTTAAAATTCACTTGACAAGGGCTAACCTATCTCTACTGTGATTTCCGCTATGGCAGAAAAAACTAAATTAACTGAAAAAGAAGAAATCGCAATGAGCAAGCGCGCATATGTTCGCGGTTTCGCAAGTACTCTCCAGCAAGAGGGCACAGAGCCAGAAGTAATTACTTCTATGGCTAAACAAGCCACTACACGCCGTGAGGCGCTTGTAGAGCCTGAAACAGCAGAACGACTTGAGAAGCGCGCTTCTGATATCTCTGCTGTAATCTTGGAGACAGCTGACGCGAAGAAGGAAGACTAATCCACTTCGTTTAACCTTAACAAACAGCCGGACATGTTAATGCATGTCCGGCTTTTTTATGCCTAAAGCACCACTAACACCAAGGCAAGTGTTCAGAAAGAAGTTTCGATATGCGTGTAAATGGGTCATGCGGAACTACAAGATGAAGACGTTCCGACAGATAGCAGAGGCCTCGCAAGAAGACCCTTACTTTATATACAACATTCTTACTGGTGATACCAAGCGATACCTACAGGGGCCTCCCCTCCACCGTATAGCTAGGTTCTGTAAGAGGTTTGGTTTAAGTCTAGAGTACTTTGCCGACCATACACTACCTGTTGAATCAAATTTTATTGCGAACACTGCGCCCGATATATTTACATTACAAACACGATTCCGGACAACCGGTACACCAAAGTTTTTTCACATGGCTGCTGGTCATGTATTAGGATCTATAGCACCCTTTTGCGGAGCACAACTGCTAATACATCCAGCACAAGCTCTGATACCTGTGACATCTGGGGTAAAGGAAGGTATTACGTATGTGCTTAGTTATGACCACCTTCGTAGGTTTCATATAGCGCACACGTACAGAGATGTTGAAGACGCTCTAGGAAAAAGCTTGCTAACTGACAAGTTTTTACACAACTTGTGTCAGAAGTTAGGAGACGAAAAATATGGCTAAAGAAGGAGTATCAATACCGAGAGGTACACCACCAGCCTCTGTACGAGAGTCGGAGGAGTTAAAGAAAAGGGTACTCGGTGGAGGCCCTAAACCTGAAGAGGTTGCTGAACAAAAGCCCATCGAGGTTCCATACTATACTGATGAGTTACAGCAGCCATCACGCAAACCTAAACTACACGTAAAGACAGCAAGACTGTCAGGAGAGTTGCTGGACATTGATGTGCCCTACATTGATTGTGCTGACACAGAGTTCAGCGTGTTATTTTCTTTACCAGAGGACACAAAGCTTGGAGTTAAGCCAAAAAACACCATGGACTTTGTTCTTGAGTGCGAAGATGTAACAAGACAAAGGGTTACATATATTGGCTCGCCAGTAGAGTTTAAGCAGACAGGAATCAAGTTATTGGTTCTATTGAAGACTGACTAAGCTCTTGACCTAAGGACTTTATTTTGTATGATCGCTACCATGATAAAAAATGCAATGGTCACTGAAGACACTCCCAGTATCGTTTCCGGACGTCGAGGAACGCACGACGTTTATGGAGAAAGCGTGTGCGTGGATGAAGAAAAGAATCTAGACGAGACTCCGGAAACAATGAGTAAGAGTGCAAACTTTAAAGAGCTTGACGAGAAGAGCAAAGAGACTAAGACTAACTAAATATGGCTACATTTTGCGAAGGTTACGGAGCTAACTCCGGAGGTAACGGTGTAAAGGCTAGGTTTGATGATCCATTCCTTCTACCTAGTTCTGAGTACATGCCCACAAACATGCAGGAGGCTTTTGACTTCTGTCGATTTTTGTATTTGAATAACCCCGAATACAGACGTGCTTCGCAGCGTGTAACACGTCACTTTATAACAAATTACAAGATTACTGAGGTTGAGTCGGACACAGAGAAAGCTGAGATTGAGGACTACCTTGATTACAAGCTTGGCCTGCGTCACGCCATGATGGAAATGGGCGATGATTGGGCAGCATTCGGTAATGCTTTCTATCGTGTTCACTTCCCGTTTAAAAGAATGCTTACCCGAAGTACCGAGAGCGGTAAGCGTATCTATTATGATGCAAATGCATTCCCGATAGACCAAATGCGATTTAACCTTAGGGACATGCAGTACCTAGCGATTGACCCTAGCACAAACAAGCAGGAAAAATTTGATTTTGTTGATATTAGACAGAAGAATAAAGATGCAATCACCTTGGTAAAGTACGACCCGCGCACGATTGATATCATACACTCGCAGTACACCAAGAAAAGTAGATACTTGTACCGTATTCCTGCACCCGTTATTTCAGATGTAAGTAACAACAACATCTTCCAGATTAACAACTTGAGTAAGAAAATGCTTACCGCAATTCGGGATGGTAAGAACTTCTTGTTCTCAAACAACGAGATGTTCCACTTCCGCGCTCCCACCACGTCAGGCATCAGTGACAGTGATTGGGGTATTCCTGAACTCATTACAAACTTCCGTCTACTACACCAACTACAGGTGTATAAGAAGATTGATGAACAGGTCGGTCTGGATTACATGCTACCGTTTCGAATTCTATCACTAGACAACCAAAAGGGTAACGGCGCGGCTCAAAAGATAGACGGTGTACGTTGGAAGCAAGAGATGAAAAAGATTGTAGAGGCGCGTCGTAAAGACAAGACTGCAATGTTTGCGGTACCCGTACCTGTAAACTACCAGGAATTTGGCGGAGAAGGTAAGTCGTTGGCTCCCAAAGACTTAATCGAGTATCAAACCAACAATATGCTGAACGCTATGGGCTACCCTGCTGAACTCTACACCATGAGTCTTCAGACAGGTCAGATTCCAAGCGCTATAAGATTATTCGAGCAGTCTTTTTGGTTCATTCATGAGAATTACAATAACTTCTGCCGTTGGGTGTTAAGTAAAATTAATACCTATTTAAACAACCAGAGAATTGATATTTCACTTCAACCACCAAGTATGGCTGACAACATTGATAAGCAGAACATACTTCTCCAACTTGTTTCTCAGGGCGAGCTTCCCCGAAGTGCTGTATTCCGTGAATTTGGTATTGATGACCCTGTTCAAGCGTTCCGTGAACGTCAAGAAGAGGATGCAAACTTCGCCAAGATTCAAAAGGAAACAGAGGAAAAGATGCAGAAAGAAATGGATGCAGAGGCCTCCCTTGCTGCTGCAGCGGATCCAGGAGCTGACCCAGGTGGTGAGCAACCTGGTACTACTCCTATGGATATGGAGCAGCGAGCAATGCAAAAAGCGCAAGAGTGGCTACAAATTCCCTCTGATGGTGAACGTACCAAGGCAATGAACGCAGCTAAGGCGCAAGACTTCCAGCTATATTCCATGGCCAAACAGGTTATGGAAGAAATGCGTAGCGCAGGCGCGAGTGATGGTAGACAGGCTGTAGAGCAACAGGCTCAACAACAACCACCAATGTAATTGACTACTGGGCGGGAAGATTATAGTGTAAACGACAATGAGTAAGTATGAGAAAACATTAGAGAGAATCCTTGAGATCGCTAAGGGATTGTCAGAGGATGAATCTTCAGGAGATCTTCCTGATAGCGCACTCAATGCGGACTCTGCTGTAGACTCTATCGACGCGCACACACTTCAAAATGGAATGGGTGAGAACTTGCGAGAAGGCCATATTACAGGAACAGGCGGGCCTATTGTTAAACGTGCGTTAACTGAAGAGCAGCTGCTAGAAAAGGCTAAGGCGGACGAGATAAGTAGATACAGCCGCTCAGGTATGGATATGATTATGCCATATGCAGCACCGGTCGCTGCCGCGAATAAGGCAGTTCTTAGCAACCCATTCACAGCCTCCCTTGGTTATGGCTTGGCTGGTGCGGGCTTAGCAAAAGGTGTAATTGGTGTTAAAAACTGGTTATCTGGTGAAGGTAGACCTACCGAAGAAGACAAGCGTAGACAGCGCAACCAAACAATTGTTGCAGGACTGTTATCGGGAGTTGCTGGACTTACACTGATGAAAAAGGGTTCGTTTATGGGCGCAGACCCATTAACTTTAATCCAATCAAAAATCCTGAGCGATAATACGTTAACGTCTGTGCAGCAACAAGTTATGATAAACACAGTCTCAGGTATGAGCCAAACTAAACAGTTCGGTCTTGCCCAAATATTACTTGGTCTAGTGGGCGCTGGTATTGGTGCTGCCGCTGCAAGATACATCTCCAATATGGGCTTAGTCGGCACTGTTGGCGGAGGTTTACTCGGTGCATTTATTGGATCCAGAATAGGTACACAACCTACACCATCAGCTGGGGGCGTGAATAATTCTGTTGATTTTTTCGGCCGTCCCTTTTAATCTTTACGGAATTATGAATACAGAACAACTTGATGCCACAACACTCGGTGCGCTAACAACACTAAAAGAATACAACATTGACCCACAGGGATTTGTAGATGTTGCAAAGAATGTTGAGAGATTATACCAAAATGAAAACCGAGGTCCTGTTATGCGAAAGGCAGCAGGTTTGGTTGCGAATTTACTAGGTAACACGTCTAGCACAAAGGGTAAATTTGCCCACAATATAATGGATATAATGAGTAAGAGCGCAGACTGGCATAGCCAGTATGACGTGTTTATTCGTGACGCGTATGAAGTGTTATTAGATGCTGAGAGCGTGCATCAGAAACAAGCCAGCGCTGGAACTTTATTTGCAAGTTTAGCAGAGCTTGGGCCCACTGCGCTTGTAACGCTAGCTATGCTAACTGGTGGTATTGGTGGTGCTGGAGCACACTATATGGGTAAGCACACTGACGAGGATGACTTGGAAATAGAAAAAGAACGAGCAGTCCAAAACGAGTACACGCGACTCGCCAATGAGATTGACAGAAAAATTACTGCAAGAAAATTACGGATCTAGTATATAATGAGTATCCAACCGGAGAACATAGACGAAAAAGACATCTTGCCGGATGAGGGAGAAGCCTACGGCGAGGTTGAAAAGAAAGAAGAACCAAAAGCTGAAGAACCTGTAGAAGAGAAAACACCAGCATCAAAAGTACGAGATATGCTGGAGTCTGGAAAGGCATCCAACAAAGCATACCTGGACAACCAGGCTGAGAACTACCCAGAAACTGTAAAGTTTGATCGTGTACAAGTGCTTGTGTTAAACCTTGGTATGAAGGAGGATGTAGAAGAGTATGCGAGGGTTAAGACTGAAGCAATGGACCCTAATTTGGGTTTGACTTTGATTTACGAGGATATACAGTACAACGATAAATCTGACAACTGGAAAGTGATGTTGGAGCTTAATCATTACAAATTTTTACCAATAGCATAATGTCTTCAAAAAATACAAAACAAGCCAACTTAGGAACAAATATTGGTCAGGGACTTCTTGCAGGTACTGCTCTTATGAGTGCACTTGAGGCGATCAAGTTTCTACGCAGAATAAACAAGGACAAGCAAAGTGAGCAAACCTTGAAAGAAATAGTTCTCGAAAAGAAAAAAGAGGAGGACGCAGGATTTCAAAAGGACTCATCCACAACCTGGGACGCTACAAAGAGAACTTTGGGCAGAGGTGTAGATTTTGTTGGTAACCTGCTTGGCGGGCTTACTGAAAAAGGCGTGGACGTGGCTGGTGAAAACTTTGCTGAAAACGCTGCCATACTTGGTGCGCTAGGTATAGGCGCATACGGAACATCTGAAGTATTTGACGAACTTCAAAAGCGTCAAACGAAGAAAGACACCGAACGTCTTCGCGAGTACTACTACGCACGTTTACTTGAGAGTTCGGGTAAAGGTGAGACGGATGCCGCATCTGAGTATGCGCCTATTGAGCGTAAAAAGATGGCAAATGTAGAGCAAATGACAAAACAAGCGGAGGGAGATAAGCCTGGGGCAAAGACTTTAAGTATGCTGATGTCCTTAGCAGCATTTGGCATACCTCTAAGCACAGCTTACATTGTCAAACAGTACATGGATGAAACAATGCCAGGTACAAAACAACCATCCGCCGACTCAACTAAAGACCCAAGATCGCAAATCGGACGGATTCGCGTAAAACCTAACGAAGAAGAAAAAGAAGAAGACAATGAATACGACCTTAAAATGTTTGATGGTATCGGTAAAGCTGCAAGCCTTGCCCCTGCCTCAGAGAAAGCCTTTAATACAGCCCACCTGTATCGTACGCTTCTTGGGAACACCAAGCAGGCAAATTCTACAGTGCTCCCTGACATCATTCGAACAATCGAGGTCGAAGGAGCGTCTAGACTTATCAACCTTGCAGCAGAGCGTGACCTTGACGGGTTTGTAGAGCATGCAATAAAGACAGCCTCTGAAAACCCCGATACACCTTCTACAGATGCATCAAGACACCTTGCCACAGACCTTGTAGGCGCTGATTACAGACTTCGCTCGATGGCAATGCCATTACTGAGTGCAGAGTTTTTTGAGCAGTTCCCAACAAGCGTTAAGTCTGCATCCACACTACGTCCAGAGTTTGCAAATTACTGCTTGGCTTTTGCCAAGGCAGAAACTCTTGATGCTGAGGAAAGACTATTTGGTGAAGGATCAATTAAACAGGCGTCCGAACGTGGCGCCGTAGAGCTTACTGAATACGCCGAAAGGCTTAACAGCATACTAACACCAGCATCATTACAGAAAGAGGCGTCAGCAGACACTCAGGAAGTAAGAGATCGGTTGTTTGCTATAAAAAAATAAGCAGTGCCAAAGAAGGCAACTAAGCCAACCTACGAAAGTAGGGAATACGACTCGCAAGAGGAGATTGAATTTCAGATATTTCTGAACGAAGCGGAGAGTTACGGATTAATACTCTCACAAAAATACCAGCCAGGAACTTACACACTTGCACCAAAGGCATACCGAAGTGTTACAAAGCACTTTAAAACAAAGCCTGATCGAGTAGAGCAGAAGACGCTCTTTCAATCGCACGTGTATACACCAGACTGGCATGTTATATTCGCACCAAGTTTCTTTGAGGTGTTTCCGAAGCATAAACTATTTGTGGTCGACGAAACGAAAAAAGAAAAAGCAATTGACGAACCACCGCACACCAATCCTTGCAGTTGCTTGATTGATGTAAAAGGTGGTTGGAACTTGCATGGTGGAGATAGGTTATTACCTATACACCAAAAACTCATGTGGCACATTAACGGAGAGATTGTTAATAAAGTTGTGCCTCAGGAGTTTTTCAAGCGCATAGGAGTTGTTCCTTGCGCATTAAAGTGGATGAAAAACCGAAAAACTAAGACCCCGAAGAAAGCCTACAAGTTCGTGGACACGTTCCAGGACAAGGCAGAACGCGGTGAACTAGGTTCCACAAAATAAACTAAACGTAGGAGAGTACAACCATACTCAACTACTAATTTTAAATTATAATTATAATGGTTAACAAACGCTTCCAAAAATTCTTGAAGTTTGATATTCAACGCTTTACAAACACACTAACTGTTGTACAGCGAGAAAGAGACCGACTAAAAGCACAAGGGTACGTAGATACCCGTGAGGTCTTCGCACCAATGCAATACATCACTGACGTAGTGACTCTAAACTGTGGACAGAACTGTATCACAGTTGAGTTCTGCTTTGGTACCGTTGAAAACTCCCCAGTGGACGGATATGGTGTAAAACAAATCGACGAGATTATCGCATTCCTCAATTCAAAGCTGAACTATGCCCAGCAGCAAGTGGAATACCACGGGCTTGATGTCAAGTAATGAGTGACTTCATTAAAGCAGAAATAGTGGCCGATTCAATCGGACCACACAACAAACGTCTTACTACGTTTGTGATCGAGTACCCAAGGTTTATCCTTGCGGAGATTAACACTCACAGAGCATTAAGCCGTAACACATCCAGCTCACGAGCTATCCCCGTGAACAAGATGATACAGTCCATAAGAGACAACCCAGCACAACCTATGTTTTGGGGGGCTAATCAAGCAGGTATGCAAGCCAGTGCGGAGCTTGAAGGTAAGGAATTAACTTGCGCTAAAGACATCTGGATAGAGGCTATGCATGACAACTTAGACCATGCTGAGGAATTACGCTCAGTTGGGCTACACAAGCAAATTGCCAACCGCATTCTTGAGCCTTGGATGATTACCCGCACAATTGTTAGTGCGACAAACTGGGAGAACTTCTTTGCTCTTCGTGCACACGAGGATGCACAACCAGAGTTTCAGAACCTTGCATACAAGATGTTAAATGCAATAAACGAATCTGAACCAAGGCACCTACAGTATGGTGCATGGCATGTTCCGTTTGGTGATAAGTTTAACAAGGACAGAGTCATGGAAATGGATCTGTACAAGGAGATGGTCAACAGCGGAACAACACAACTTGAGGCACGAGCCCAGGTGATGTTACGCATTGCTGTTGCGCGTTGTGCACGGGTTAGCTATCTGAATTTTGAGGGTAAGGATGACTACGATGCTGACGTTAAGATCTGTGAACGACTGTTCGGCAGTGTTCCTAGACACCTTAGTCCTGCAGAGCATGTGGCGCAGTGTTCAGCAGACAGCCCATACCTTAGATTTGAGATGGGTAACTTCTCTGGATTCAGGCAGTACAGAAAGTTCTTTGCAGATGAAGACGCCAAGGACAAACGTGTAAAAGATGTGCAGTTTAGCGCACACAAAATGACACATGAAAAAGACACTGACGCATATATAACCCTAGAGTTGTAATGAGGGCAGCACTTACCGAGGTAGATGACATTCGTTCGCAGCTTGGTATGCTTGACTCTCTCTCATCTGGACATGGTTCGGCCACATACCGCGCTGAGCGAGTTAGAGACTATGTAATATTAATGATGGGAAAGAAACGTTTCAAGGCTACCATGGCCAACGTAAATAAATTACGTGAGGAGTTGGAAAATCAGCTAAAGGAAATGCGCCCAGTCAAACAATCAAAACCCGTGTTTCGCTCTGCGGAACCGGAAAAAGACTATGAACAAAAAGATAAACAAGTGGCTTTACAAAAGAGACACAAAGGGAAAAGTAAGAAAGTGGCGCGTCGTTGTAAACGATGACCATTTCCATACTGAACAGGGGCTGGACGATCCTATCGCCAAACTTACTGTGAACAACCCTACTACCTGTATGGGTAAGAATCTCGGCAAAGCCAACGAAACAACTCCTGAAGACCAAGCTATCAAAGAGGCCGAGGCCAAATATGATAAGAAGTTGAAGGAGAGTTACTTCGAGAACAAAGAGGACATAGACAAAGGGTTTAAAGAACCAATGCTAGCCAAAAAGTTTCTCGATAGAAAAGACAAGATAGAGTATCCGGTTGCTGTTGAGTGTAAGCTTAACGGTGTTCGAGCGCTCTATCGAGAGCGTGGTAAGGTGGTGAGCCGTAAGAATGAGGAATTCCACACCGTGCCGCATATCATTGAACACCTAGACGAGTTAATGCCAAAAGGTATTCAACTTGATGGCGAGTTCTTTAACAACGAGTCTCGTGAGCACCTCAACCGCATCACAAAGCTCGTGAGTGTCGCGCGCACCAACCCTACTACTGAAGAGTTGTTGGCTAGTGAAAAGATTGTACAGTACCATATTTATGATGCTTATAATTTCAAAGAGCCTGTAACTGGAAAGTTAATTAAAGCAACCACACCATTCGTTGAACGGCGTGCCGCGCTTGTCGCATTACTGAGCCACCTTGCAGCTACCACCACGCTTGACATTGAAACAATCGTGCCAGTAGTCTATAAGACAGCACAATCATTTGACGACGTGCTTGACTATCTTGATGATATGGTTGAGCAAAAACATGAAGGAGCTATCGTACGAATCCTTGATGGAGAGTATGAGCACAAGCGGTCCAGTAACCTGTTGAAGTTGAAGAACTTCGAAGACGCTGAGTTTGAAGTTGTTAGGGCTGAGCAGGGTAAGGGAAACTGGGAAGGCTACGTAAAACGTGTCGTCTGTAAGCTCCCACCTGATTTGGCTGTGATTGCAGCTAAACATTACAAGGACCATGACGGTACCTTTGCCAGTAACATTGAGGGCAACCAGGTATACCTGAAAGATCTTTGGGAGAACCCTGAAAAGATAGTTGGTAAGACTGTTACTATTAGGTATCAAAATCTCTCTGAATATGGGATCCCGCAGATTCCTTACATTACAGCTATTCGTGATTACGAATAGCGGCCAAAAACTAAAATTATGACTAAAATATAACGAAATTATGGACTTCTTTAATCAACACGGCACCGCCGTTCTTATCTTCTTAGCATTCTTCCCGAGGCTCACACTGCTCATTGCGTCATTCGCAACAGGTGGCTGTTGTGGCTTGGCTGGATATTCGCGCCACACCTTCTAGTCGCGATACTTGCGCTTCCTTACTGGGACTCAAACCCTGTTCTGGTGATTGTGGCTTGGATGTTTGCGCTCGGTGACACTAGCGCCGAAACCGAAACGGCGAGGAAATCAATTCGCTGAACACTGAGCCTAGTCGATGACTGAGCCGATACGAATTTAACCTCAAAACGAAAGAGAAATATGGATACTGAAACTGATACAAAACAAC